AGATTGGAACAGAACAAAAGCCAATTAGAATGAGTCCTAAAAGACGAAAGACCCTAAGTGGTACTTTTTACACTGGTGAAAACAAAAAAAAATATGACTTAAATTATGATCGTATTTTTGGTAAAAAGGAGAAGTAATTATGTATGGTATGGAAAAGAAAAAGAAAAAGCGTAATGGCATGATGTATGGTTCTAAGGCAATGATGAATGATCGCAAGAAAGCCAACATGGGACGGTCAATGTATATGGAAGGCAGTAAAGTTCATTCAGGAGGCGCACAGCCAATGTATGGAAGCACTGTAGCAGATGCTATGCCTGTAGCTGGAGCAAACTAATGACTACTCAAGTAGAAAGAAAAGAGTATAAATCTATTCAAGAAAAAGAAAAGGTTTGTGCTGAAATGACAGGTAATCAATTTCCTTATCTAAAGCAGGGAGAAATTAAATATCCAAAGCTTAGAAATGAGCAGGAGACTTCACAAAGATGAAAAAGCCAGCTAAGAAAAAAGCTGTAACAGTAAAAGGTGTAAATGTTTCAAACTTAACTACGAGACAACAAAACACCATGAAAAAACACTCTGAACATCATACTAAAAAACACATAAAAAAAATGACTACGCTGATGGAAAAAGGAACATCTTTTACAGAAGCGCATAAAAAAGCTCAACGAGAAGTAGGAACATAATGGCAACCACCTATCTACAGCTTACTAATGAACTGTTGAGAGAAATGAATGAGGTTGTATTAACCTCTAGTAATTTTTCGTCTGCTGTGGGCCTTCAGGCTCATGCTAAGGATTGTATTAATCGTGCATACCTTGACATTGTTCTTGAAGAACCTCAGTGGCCTTTTCTTTCTACGGGAGAAAGCGGCTCAACAGATCCGTTGTATGGAAACGTAACTGTAGAAACAGTAGCTAATCAAAGATGGTACGAACTAAAAGCATCAAGCTCTTCACTTGTTGATGATTTTGGTTATGTTGATTGGGATGATTTTTATTTAACTACTGTAGGTGTGTCAGGAGAATCTGCACCCTTTGTTACACAAAATTTAAAGTTTATAACTTTAGAAGAATGGAAAGATTTTCATAGAGCACAAGAAAATTCTGATGATGCTGATGCGGCTAATGGTGGAGAACCTAGACGAGTATTTCGTAGTAGTGATGGACGCAACTTTGGTTTGAGTCCTATTCCAGATAAAGTATATCGTGTTCACTTTTTTGCTTTTGACCAACCTACTGAACTATCAGCACATGGAGATGTAATAGTTTTTCCTGATCTTTATAAAACTGTTTTACTTGCACGAGCTAGATATTATGTGCATCAGTTTAAAGAAAATATTCAACCAGCGGCTTTAGCAATGGAAGAGTATCGTAGAGGTTTAAGGTTGATGAAGAATGCATTAATGGTACAAACACCTTTTTATATAAAAGATGATCGTATGAGGCTTATCTAGTGTCTCAGGCATTTGGTCTTTCGTGTCGTGGTGGATTAAATACTAATCTAAACTCTATTGAAGTTTTAGGTCAGCCGGGATTTGCCAAAGTACTAGAAAACTTTGAGGTAGATCCTGATGGCGGCTATCGTCGCATAAATGGCTTTACAGCTTATGGCGGTGGTTCTTCTGCACGACCTAATAGCTCTAATGCTATTTTAGGCGTGGCGGCATATGGTGATGGCGTTATTGTCTGTTCTGGCACTGATATATTTTTTAGTAATAACGGCACGAGCTGGTTACAAATAAACAGATCTAGTGTTTCAGCAAGCGGTGACAATCACACAACATTTACAGGCCGCTCAGTTCTTACACGCTCTACTCAAGGGCAGTGCACGTTTGCTTTATCAGAAGGTGCTGACTTTGATTATGGCGAGATAGTAATTGCTGACGGAAGCAATAAACCATTTTTATTTAGAATGGAAGGCACAGGAGGTGATGTTAGTTCTAGAACATTCTTTGCGTCTGAGATTACAGTTACAGGAACAAAAGGCGTAAAGTATGTAACGATCCACGACCATCACTTGATTGCCGCTGGAGTAGAAGATAATTTAAACACTGTGTTTTATAGTGTTTATAATGACATTGATGACTTTAGTGGTAGTGGTTCTGGTTCAGTAGCTATAACAGATCAAGTACAAGGTATTAAAAGCTTCCGTGAAAACTTAATTGTTTTTTCTAAAAACAGTATTCAAAAGCTTATCAACATTAATGATAGCTCAAACATCCGCATTGATCCAATTACAGAAAATGTAGGATGTTTATCACATTACTCTATTCAAGAGGTAGGAGGTGATCTAGTCTTTTTAGCCCCAGACGGCATTCGTACTATTGCTGGTACAGCCCGTATTGGTGACGTTGAGTTAAGTTCTATATCTCGACAGATACAAGATATTATAAGTTCTTTAGCATCACGCGCAGGACAGTTTGTTATTACAAGTGCTGTACTACGCTCCAAGTCACAGTATCGTTTATTTTATTCTACAACTTCTCAAGAACCCGGACAAGCTAAAGGCGTTATTGGAACATTTACAGGCCAAGGATTTGAGTGGTCCGAAACTTTAGGAATACAAGCACTAGGTATTACATCAGACTTTAACAAAAATGTAGTTGAGGTTGCTTTTCATGGTGACAAAGACGGGTACGTTTATAACCACGATACAGGCGACTCATTTATACACAGCGGTAGCGAAGCTAATATCTTAGCAACTTATGAAACACCTGACCTTGATTGTGGAGATATAGGCACAAGAAAAACTTTAAAATATATTCGCACATCATTTTCACCTGAAGGAACATTACAGCCGGTTTTAAGATTGCGGTATGATTATAAAGATGTAAACATACCACAGCCTTCAGACATAACACTATCAACTATACCTCTTCTGGGTATATTTGGCGATGCTGTTTTTGGCGCGGCTTCATTTGGAGCGGGATCTGATCCTATGTTCCGACAAACAGTTACAGGCAGTGGCAATACATTTAGTATACGCCTACGATCAAATGACACAAGAAGCCCGTATGGTGTAAATGGTTTTTACATAGATTATATGCCATCAGGTAGGAGATAATAATGGCCCAAAGTTATACACGACAAAGTACATTTGCAGATGGCGATACAATTACTGCCGCGTTATTTAATGATGAATATAATCAGTTACTAAATGCTTTTGCATATTCTAGTTCATCTGCATCCTCTACAGGTCACAGACATGATGGTTCTACTGGACAAGGCGGTAATATTCCCACCATTGGCGATTTAGATTTTTTAAACAAAATTACAGTTGATGGTTCTAACAACCGCATAGGTTTTTTTGTAGAAGTTTCTAGCAGTGCAGTAGAGCAGATTCGTGTTCAAGATGGTGCAGTAGTTCCCGTAACAGATGATGATATTGATTTAGGAACAAGCTCTCTTGAGTTTAAAGACCTGTACATAGACGGCACAGCGCACGTAGATGCGATTAATTTTAATGGTACTGCAATTACTGCAACCGCCGCCGAATTAAATATTCTAGATGGTGTTACATCTACTGCGGCAGAATTAAATATTCTAGATGGTGTTACATCTACAACTGCTGAACTAAACATATTAGACGGTGTTACGTCAACAACAGCAGAGCTAAACATTTTAGATGGTGTTACGGCTACGACCACTGAACTAAATGTAATAGATGGTGACACAACCGCAACATCCACAACGCTTGCTGATGCTGATCGTGTTGTTGTAAATGATGCAGGCACAATGAAACAAGTAGCTCTTACAGATTTTGAAACTTATTTTGAGTCTGCAATTGACACAATTAGCGGCAACTTAACTGTTACAGGTGATCTTACTATTAGTGGTGATGATCTTGTAATGGCTACAAATACTGCCGGTCACCTTCTTATTGCTGATGGTACAAACTTTAATCCTACAGCCGTAGGAGATCTTTCAGAAATATCTACAGTTGCAAATGATGATGTGCTTTTAGCTGTAGACACTTCTGGTGGTGGCCTAAAGAAAATTACTAGATCTACACTAACCGCTGGTCTTGGCGTTAGTTCAGAAATTTCAAATGTTGTAGAAGATACTACGCCACAGCTAGGTGGAGATCTTGACATGAATGGTCAAGACATTGTTACTACATCTAATGCAGATTTAGAACTGGCTCCAAACGGAACAGGCCATGTAACAATAAAAGGCAATACTAATTCTGGTGCTATACAATTTAATTGTGAAAGTAATAGTCATGGTCAAATTGTAAAAGCACAACCACATTCTGCTGGTGTTACAAACGAACTTTTATTACCAGCAGGCGGTAATTCAACACTAGTATCGTTAATATCTACAGATACACTAACTAACAAAACTTTAACATCTCCAAAAATAAACGAAGATGTAGCAGTTACTGCAACCGCTACTGAGCTTAATCTTCTTGATGGAGTTACAAGCACTACAGCAGAACTTAACATCCTTGATGGCGTAACATCTACTGCAACTGAACTAAACTTAGTAGATGGTTCTAGTGCAGGAACCATTGTAAATAGCAAAGCTGTTGTGTATGGATCATCTGGCGAAGTCAATGCAACGACTCTACAGATTGCTGGAACTTCTATTACATCTACTGCGGCTGAACTTAACATCTTAGACGGTGTTACAGCTACAGCTACAGAACTTAATATATTGGATGGTGTAACCAGCACCACAGCCGAACTGAATATTTTAGACGGCGTTACTAGTACTGCCGCAGAGTTAAACATCCTTGATGGAGTAAC